GACGTGACGGGCAAGCGCTGCCCCATGCCGTGGGTGGATGACCCGGCGCAGTGGGCGGCGTTTAAGGATATGCTGACGCCGAAAAACACTACTACAGACGAGGAGGATGAGGATGACATGGTGAGGTACAACACGATCGACGACGTGCCCGATTGGGCGCAGGACACGGTGCGCATGCTGATGGACGCGGGCGCGCTGCAGGGTGACGAGCACGGATGCATTGACCTGTCGCGGGATATGATCCGCGGCATGGTGATCGGCAAGCGGTACGCGGACGCGCGCAGCCCCAGATATGCCACGATCGACGACGTGCCCGGCTGGGCGCGCGAGGAGACGCAGCGGCTGATCGACCGCGGTGCACTGAAAGGCAATGCGCACGGCGAGCTGGACGTATCAATGGATATGCTGCGCACGATGATCGTGTGCCAGCGGATGATGGACGAAAACAAGTGATGGAGGGGTAGTACCTATGAACATTAACTGGAAAGTACGTATTCGCAATAAGAACTTCTGGCTGGCGCTGATCCCGGCGCTGCTTCTGCTGGTGCAGGTGGTGGCCGCCCCGTTCGGCTACAAGTGGGATTTTGGTGTTTTGAATCAGCAGCTTGCAGCAATCATCAACGCAGTGTTCGCGCTGCTGTCCATCCTTGGCGTGGTGAACGACCCAACGACGGCAGGCAGCTCTGACAGTGCGCAGGCGCTTACTTACGAGGAGCCTAGAAAGGAAGGCTAACGATGACAGTTACCGTTGCAAACCTGATCTCGGCGGCGGCGTTTGTGCTGACGCTGATCGGCGCGTGCTGGCGGATGAGCACCATCATCCAGCGAAACACGGACGCAGTCGTGGCACTGACGGCGCGCATTGACCGCATGGACGCCGGAAACGCCAAGGAGCACAACGAGATGTGGGACAAGATCGAGCGCAGCGAGGACACGCTCAACGACCACGAGGCGCGGCTACAGTTGCTCGAACATAAATAACAATCGACACGGGGGACGCTGCCGGGCGCGGCGGTGTCCCCTCTTCCCTATCAAGTGATGAGGTGACACGATGGCATACAACGACGCAATCATAAACAGCGCCGACAAGCAGAAAATTGCCGCGCTCAGTGAGCAGTGGAAGGCTGCACATCAGGCCGGAAATCAGGGCGGCATGAATGAGGCGCACGAGCAGGCAGAGCTTATCCGCAAGAAGTACGGCTACAGCGGCGGCGCGGACGGCAGCGGCTTCAAGATCGTTGGAAACAACACCGTCCTGCCGGAAGCAAAAGACCAGAGCGAGAGCATCAACAAGATCTACGATGCACAGCAGAAGGCAAAGACCGACGCGCTGAAAGCGGCCTACGACCAGAACATGGCGGACTATGACGCGCAGGCCGCAAAGATCCCGCAGACGTACAACGAGGCGCGGCGGCAGGTATCGACGCAGGCGGACATTTCCCGCGCAAACCTAAACGAACAGTCGGCGGGCAGCGGCATCAATGTCGGCGCGGGCAGCCAGCTCGCGCTCTCGCAGCAGAACAGCCGCAATGCCGCTATGGGTAAAGTATCGTCCGCAGAGGCAGACGCGATGTCCGCCCTCGAAGCGCAGCGGCAGAAGGTAAAGACGGCGTATCAGAACGCGGTCGCACAGGCGATCAGCGAGAACGACGCGGCACGCGCGAAGGCACTCTATACCGAGGCGCAGCGTGTGGATAACTCCATCGTCAACACGGCGGTCAAGCAGCTGAGCGTGGACACGACGCTCGCGGAAAACGAGCGCAGTCGGCTCGAACAGCAGGCCGCGACACTCGCCAAGTACGGCGATTTCAGCGGTTATGCCGCGCTCGGCTATTCGCAGGATCAGATCGACGCGATGCAGAAAGTGTGGGGTGCGCAGAACCCGAAGCTCTACTACGAGCGCACAGGCGCATATCCGGCGAGCTACACGGCATCAAACCGCAGGACGGGCGGCGGCGGTAGCGGTGGTGGCGGTGGTGACGACAACACGGTCCATTCGGCCAGAGACCCGAAAACCAAACCAAAAAGCGCCGCAGATTACCACGAAAACAGCTACATCACGAACGCGAACGGTCCCGGCTGGGTGATGGTGCGCGGCTATGGGCGCGTGACACCAAGTGAACTGGAAGCACTCGTGAACTCTGGAAAGGTGAAAGAGGTCGGCAACGGCAACGGTACTTATACCTACCGAAACGCAAACTAAGGAAAGGTAACTGACCATGGCATCTGACTTTCTGAAACAGTACGCAAAGAGCAGCCGGGAGAAAATTGACAGAGAGTACGGCAAGAAGGCTTACGGCGGCTCAAAATACAAAATGGATAAGGTGTGGGGTCAGACGGCGACGCAAGACACTGCTGCCAAGCAGAAACCTGTCACCAAACCGATCTCTGAACCTGTGCCGCAGAAGAAGAAAGAGAACATCAGCTTCTGGGAGAAGCTGCTTAACGCTTTCGGCGACGCCGGTTACAGCGCGGACACGACAACGCCGCTTGCCCTGACGAATCAGGCAATCTCGGATGATTACCGCAAGAGCAATATGCAGGAGAGCAAGACGGCGGAAGCTGGCGGAAACATCGCAAAGTCTGCCTACGAGGGCGCGAAGAGCGCCTACGAAAACGCGGCCGGAACATTTCTCAACAAGCGCAGCGGAACACAGATCATGGGCGTGACCGTCGCGGACAACGCCGTGCCTCAGGAGGACAAGGACAAGGCGGAGGCCGCGCGGAAGCGCAACCAGGAAAGCATCTACGCCAAGGCAGACAAAGCGGCGGCAGCGGCGGCAGAAGCATCCGAAAAGGCGAAAGATAACCTCGGTGGCAGCAAAGCCGCGGGCGCGTTTGTGGACATTGCAAGCGGTGGCCTTCAGCTCGGCGCGGACATGGCGCTCAATGCGCTGCTGCCCGGCGTGGGTCTGGCAAACATGGGCCTGCGCTCCTATGGCAGCGGGTCGCGTGAGGCACGTCTTGACGGCGCGAGCGAGGGCGAACAGGTTGCATACGGCGCTGCGGCCGCTGCCGTTGACGTTCTGACGGAGAAAATCTTCGACGTGGGCAAGCTGTTCGGCGGCGGTGCTGCGGACGACGTGGCGGAAAAGCTCATCGGAAAACTGGCAAAAACGGATGCCGGGCGCAGTGTTGTGCGCGCGCTGACAAACGCTGTCGGCGAGGGCGCAGAGGAAGCCGTGGCCGACATCCTGAACCCGGCGATCCGCGCGATCTACGACAAGGGCGCTGCGGCAAAATCGAGCTACACGACGGCAGAAGGCGCGAAGGAAATGCTTGCGCAGTCTGCGTATGACGCGATGATCGGCGCGGTGCTGTCTACATTCGGCACGGCGGCGGGCATCGCCAAGGGCATAGACGCGCAGAAAAATGCCGCTCTGCGCGCCGGAGAACCGGCCGCAAGCGTAAACGCAGAAGCAAGCGCGAAACCGGCAGAAGCGGAAAATATCGCCGCAGAAGCACAGGCAGAGGCCGCACCGGTCGAGACCGCACAGGTCGAAGACAGTCAGGCGACTGTGCGCACGCTGCTGAAAAAGGGAATTATCTCGAACAGCGAGGCGAACCGCGTGCTCGCTGACGCTGGGCTGCGCACGGAGTTTGAACGCCAGACCGGCGAAACGTTGACCGGAACGAAGGCCGACCAGCGCGCGCAGATCAAGCGCGTGGCGCTGACGCAGAACATCACCGGTGAGACCGCGAAGAGCGAAGAACAGTCACAAAAAACGGGTGAAATTGTGAATGAAAGCGCCGAAAACGCGGTTGAGGCACAAAACAGTGACAATTTTGCAGACGTGCAGCAGCGAGAGGCAGAGACGGATGCCGGGCAGCGCGGAACGTTGCCGGAAGGACAGGGCGCAAAATCCGCGGAGTTTGGCTATGACGAAGCGCGGACACAGACGCACTCGACCGACGGCGTGCTCACCGACGACGAGCGTGCAATGCAAGGGCTGAGGCCGGAAGACCGGACGCACAAAGTCAACCATGACGAAGAGGTAAACGCGAAGGCGCAGGAGCGCTTTGAATCGGACTACGAGGGCGAAAAGGCAGACTTGTTCGGCACAAAGCAGGACTGGGACGACACCGACACGGTGCTTGCACACAAGATCATCGTCAAAGAAGTGGCCAAGGCGCGCGAGAGCGGCAGCAAAGATGCATACGCCGAAGTGGCAAAGCTCATGAAAGAATGGGATGCGCACGGCACGGAAGCCGGTCAGGCGCTGCGGCAGCGGCGGCAGTTCGCGTCTGACCCGGCGCTAATGGAAGCGGACGCGATCCAACTGCTGAGCGACAGCGAGCGCACGCGCAAAATGTCGGACGAGCAGCGCAAGAAGATTCTCGACAGCGTAAGCCAGAATGCAGAGAAGCTGCGCAGCATCGAAAAAGGCGACGTGGACGGCGTGGTTGACCTCATCAAAGGCATGAGCACGGAGCGGCGCACAAACGGCCTGTGGTCGAACAAGATGGGCAGAACAATGGAAAAGGCGCTTGAGCAGGCAAAGAAACTGCCGGGTGGCGAAGCGTTTCTGCGTGACGTTGCCGCAAGCCAGGTGCGCGGCATTGCGTATGACTACGCGAAACCGTCCACGCTCGAACAGATCAAAGCCTATCGTTATCTGTCCATGCTCTCGAAACCGGCGACGCCTGGCAGAAACCTTGTCGGCAATATGGTGTATGACCCGGTAGAGGCCGTGTCAAACAACATCGGCGTCGGGCTGGACATGCTGCTTTCGAAATACACCGGCACACGCTCCGTAGCTGCGGATAAGAGCTATTTCTCCAAGACGAAACGAAAAGGCATGGGCGAGGCAACGCTCAAGTCGTACATTGAAACCGGCCTTGACGCAAGCGTTTCCAACGCGCAGGGCAAATACGAAACCGGCGGCAGCAGGTCGTTCAAGATGACCGGCAACTTTCTGGAGCGGTTTCTCTCCACGTGGGAAAAATACAGCAACTATGCCATGGTCACGACTGACCAGATGCAAAAAGGCGGTATTCAGGCGGAAGCGCAGCGCGGAATTGACGCGCTGGAAGCTAAGGGCAAGGTGGCAAAAGGCGCGCTTGACGGCCGCGCGGAGGAAATCGCAAGGGAACGCACGTTCCAGAACGAAGGCAAGCTCGCGCAGGCGACGGGTGTCGTGCGGAGAGCGCTGAACGTATTTAGCATTAAGGACAAGCGCGGCGGCAGCTTCGGAGTGGGCGATCTCATCCTGCCATTCACAAACGTGCCCGGCAACATTGCGAGCGCAGCGATTCAATACTCCCCTGCCGGGTTTATTAACGCCGGTGCGGAGGTCGTCAAAGTCTTAAACAAGGCAAAGGCCGGAACGCTGACCGCATCCGAACAGGCGAAGGCTGTGACGGATTTCGGCCGCGCGTTCAACGGCACGATGGGCATCGCATTTTTTGCCGTGCTTGCCGGGGCCGGTATCATGAACGTCGCCGGAGACGACGACAAGGACAAGGAAGCGCTCGAAAAGTCCGAGGGCGTGAGCGGCACGCAGCTTAACCTTAGTGCACTCAACCGGTGGATTGCCGGAGAAAGCACGGAGTGGCGCGACGGGGACGACCTGGTATCTATCGGCTTCCTCGACCCGATCAACGCGCAGATGACCTATGGCGCACTGCTGGCAGACTGCTACAAGGACGAGGGCCTGACGTTTGCAAACGTTGCGGGCGGCAATCTGGAATCTGCTTTTCAGAGCGTGATGGATCTGCCCGCTATGTCGCAGTTTCAGGAGATTGAGAACAGCCTCAAGTACTCCAAAGCGGACACCACGGGCGGCAAGCTTGCGGACGCGACGTTCCGCTATGGCGCGTCTCAGGCAACCAGCTTTGTGCCAAACGTCGTGTCCGGCGTGGCGCAGGGGGTTGACGGGACGGTGCGCGACACCTACAACGGCGACACCGTGTGGGAAAACAGTCTGAGCGCGATGAAGAGCAAGATCCCGGGGCTTCGGGAAACGCTTCCGGCTGCGCTGGACAACTGGGGGCAGGAGAAGAAATACACCGGCACGGCAGCAGAAAACTTCCTGAACGCGACACTGAATCCCGGCAGCGTGACGAAGTACCGGACGAGCGCCGTGAACCAAGAGCTGTACCGGCTTGGCGAGAACATCGACATAAAATATCCGGAGAAGAAAGCGCCAAACAGTGGAAACAGAGACGGCGAAAAAGTGTCGCTGGATCAGGACGAGAGGCGGCAGTACCAGATGGCATATGGCCAGACGGCCTATGACAACATTCAGAAAGTCATTCGGAGTTCGGTATACAAGCAGTCGAGCGACGCGGAGAAAGCGGCCGCGATTCAAAACCTGTTGGAAGTCGCAACATCGGCCGGCAAGAAGAAGGCGAAGCTCGACGGCGGCGACACTCCGGCTTGGACGACGAAAAGCACGGGCACGATCGGCGAGAACGCCGTATACAAGGCGATGCTCGGCACGGCAAAGGACGCGCTGCCGGAGGACAAGCGCACGAAAACCGGCAATGTGCTGCAGTCTGTCCTGAAAACCGCCGGGAACAAGCGCGGCGGCGACAATCTCATGCTCAACATCATGGCGCAGCAGCTCAGCGAGGGCACACAGGATAAGTTCGAGACCGCATACAACGGCGGGTACGAGCTGAAGCAGATCGTGGACTTTTATCAGGCAAAGTACGCGACGAAGCCGGGAACCAGCCAGCGGAAGTACAAGAAAGCAGATTTGTATGCGTGGGCGATGCAAAACGGCTATACCGCGAAGCAGTTCAACCAGCTCTGGAAGCTCTTCTCGTGACAAACACACAACAAGAAAGCAGCACGCATATCCTGCGTGCTGCTTTGCTTTATGTGCTTTCGTTTACGATCCGGTATGCTCATACTCCGCGATGATGCGCATCGCTTCCGCGAGGCTCGGAGCTTCCATCACCGTGCAGCCGGTCGTGACGATATACCGCCCGTCGAGGCCGCGCGCCATGCGAACATTTTTGTTCTCTGCGAACGTGGTCTTGTGCGGTGCTTTTTCTGCTGAGACTGTTTTTTGCGTCTCTGCGCGGCTTTTATTCTCCGCGCTACATTTCACGTCTTTGCGGTCGCGCCCGCTCTCCGTTGAAATTTCCCCAGCACAGGCGGCATATCCGGCGAGGTCGATGAAGTTATCCGCTTTATCGCCTCCGGTTGCGATGCGGCCGAGCTTGAACAGCGCCATCATTGCGCCGACATCGGCTGCACCGAGCGGCTGATCCATGCCGCGCGCACAGAGGTAAACGCTCCAAAGCATGGAGATTGTGCGGAAATTGTCCTCCGGCTCACCGTACTGCTGATTTCGGTCGGTACAGACGCAGCGCTCTGCGGCCTTCAGAATTTCGGCACGGGTCAAAATGCGTCACCGTCCTTTGCCTCCTCTTCCGCTTTGAGCGCTTGCAGATTTCCAAGCACGCCGTCGTAGTCATCCGGGTACATTGCCCGAAGCACGGTACAAAGCTCGTCATCGTCAAAGGCGAGCTTTTCGCCACTGTAGTTCAGCCGGGCGGCGTTGAAGATCGCATCCGTCAGGATGCTGAGGCGGAGCTCGTTGCGCGCGTCGTTGCGCACGCCTTCCCACATTGCGTTTGCTTCCATTGTTATTTCCTCCTGTTTTCAGATGTTCCGGCATCGCCGGTGTCGTTATATTCCAGCCATCGATTTGCGGCAAACTGCGCAGCCTGATAAGCCGCCTGCGGTTTTACGCCGCGGATGTCGGCAATGTCTGCGTAGGTATACCCTGCCATGCGCAGGCACACGGTCTGACGCTGCACCGGCGTGAGACAGTCCAGAAAACAGCTGATATCCGCCGCGGAATCGTCGAAATCTTTGTGCGGTCGATCCTTTGGCTTGACTGCACCGCGCTGCGTGTGATCGTACTTACCGGCGCTGTCAAACGCTGTGTCATTATCGTCCGTGTACAAAATAAGCATACCGGACCGCTTGCGCTGCTGCGCGTACTTCTTGCGGCGCGCGATCTCGCTGCGAATGCACCACATAGCGTGTGTGGAAAACTTTCCGCGCGTTGGATCGTATGTACTTGCGGCTCGGAGCAAGCCCTCGGCAGCGTGCCCATACAGCTCATCGGCGTCCTCGTCCGGCGCGTAGCGGTGGATCGCAAGATAGATCAGACGCTCGTTGTCAGCCGCGAGCTGCTGCTGTTCCGGCGTAAGCGGCGCGAGCGGTTTTCTGCGCATGGCTTCACCCTCCTACAATGTCGATCTCGTACTCTTCCCGCAGAACGCGGATCAGGTCGGGCGCTGATACATAGCCATCGCGCACGCTCTCGCTCAGCGCCTCTACTTCGCGCCAGATGCGCTGCAGCTGCTCGGCTTCCATGCCTTCTTTGTCTAGCAGCGCCGTGAAAAAGATCGCCAGCGTCACCCGGCAGGCATCCGCCGTCGCCGTATCCTTTGCGCGCTGCACGTCTGCCATCGTCGCCGGTCTCCGGCGCGGGTTAATCCGCTTTGGCATCGTCGTCACCGTCCATTCTCGCGCCGCAATCCTCACAATATTTTTTAGTTGGCTTATCCCAACTGCCCTCAGTGGTGATAACAAATCCAAACGCAGAGCAGCACCACTCGTCTCCGCCAAGATGCGCCCACCGCCCATGCACCACCGGCGCAACGTCGGCGGCGGTCTCTTTGAGATACTCCATCCAATCGCATTTCCCCAAACCACATTTTTCCTGGGAATATCCGTCCGGATATAAACTTCCGCACAGATCGCATATGATTACCATCGCTGTTTCGATTTTCGCGTATTCAGCCATCGCTTTCTCCTTTTTCCGGCAGTACCATCAAGCGCCCGGCCTTCCCAAGCTTCACTATATTGCATAGTTGTTCGACCGGCACGCCAAGCGCAATAGCCGCCGCGCGGACAATAATGTCTATATTTAAGGTGCACTTGTAGTCCTCCGGCTCTAAGCCGAGATCCTCGTAGGCTTTGAGCTTTTCCCACACCTTTCGCTGTGTGCAGCTACCACCGTGCGTGCACGGCAGCTCCCGGCACTGAGCAATTTCGCAGAAATTGCCGTCAAACGTAAGCCTGTTCATTTCAATGTTGTCCTCCTTATCAGATCAATGTCGGTATTTCGTAATTGCACCAGAGCACTTCCGTGCGCCTATTTCCATTCTGGTTATAGGCCTTCCGCTCGATGATGTTCCAGCCGTGCAGTTCACTGTCATACATAGGCGAATGATACCCGGATAGGATGACCGGCCCCGGGTGCGCTTTCAGCGCTGCCAGCAATGCCTCGTGGTCTGCGTCTGTCATTTCGTGCCGATACTGCTTTCCGCTGCGCGTTTCAAGCAAATACGGCGGATCTGCATAGATCAGCACGTTCTCGTGCCGGAAACGCCGAATCAGCTCCAGCGCCGGGCGATTCTCTATCTGTACTTCTTTCAGCCGCTCGGCCGCGGCCCGTATGTTCTCGGGCATATCGTTCCAGCAGTTCAGGCAGTAACTGCGCTCACGCGCATAAACGTCGATTTTGAATCCGGTCTTTTGATACGTCTTGAAGCCGTGCCCCATCCTGCTACGGATGCAGAACCGCACCGCGCGGTCGAAGTCTGTTTCTCCGCGATTCTCGTGCGCATCATCAAAGACTGCGCGCGCATATGGCGTTAAATTGATCTCCCGGGCAAGCCGCTCGGGCTCTGCGCGCAGAACGCGGAAGAAATTCACGATATCCCCGTCGATGTCGTTCACGGTCTCGATCGCCGATCGCGGTTTGCTGAAAAGCACGGCCAAAGAACCGGCGAACGGCTCCAAATAGGATCTGTGCGGCGGCATAATTTGCACGATTTCCTGTGCCATGCCCCACTTTGCACCGGGGTAATTCAAAATCGCATTCACTGATTCGCCCCCATCACTCCACCTCCTGCATCCAGAACTTGCGGCGACAATCTGTGCACCCACCAGATCGGCTTAAATTGCAGACATACATCTTGTCAATATTTCTTGGGCACATCCCGACAATGCCATCATCGTCCATCATGCAGTTCGGCCACTGCTCCAAAAACACGCTTTGCCGCGTCTTGTGCGGATGCTTCTTTGACCACTGTTCCACCATCGCAACGGTTTTTTCAAAAAGCTCAATGGCGTTATCACATTTGTCGCCGTGATACTCACACTTTGTGCAATCGCTGGTCGATTTACACATCCGTCTGAATTCGCTAAAAAATTCTACCACGTCCATATTCACACCCCCGCGTCCCACCGCGCCTGCTGCATAAACGACAACTGCTGCCGCAAGTCGTCGATCGTGCGTTCCTGCCGCGCCACCTCGGCGGAAAACGCCAGCGCCTTGCGCCGCTCGTTACAGAGTATGGTTTCCGCTTTTTCCCGCTGCTCATGCTCCTGCTCGGCATAGTCGATCAGCTTCTGCACCGCGTAGTGCGCTGACGGTGAAAAATTCAGGTTGCCTTTGTCGTTATTGAGCAAATCGCGCACGGCAAAGATGATATCCTCAGCTAATACCATTGGTTACACTCTCCTTTTCGTACTCCGCCCGGTCGAGGGCGGTCGTTGCAACGGCATACGCGCTCCACTGATCGGCGCGGAAGCCGTAGAAAAAGTCTGGATTTGCTTTCGTGCCCTTACCGCTGCGGAAGTCGTGCGACGCGAAGCGGTCAATCAGCGCGTGGCGGATGGTGGTATCGTTCGCGCGGGGGCTGCCGCAGATGGTAAGCTTCTCTTCCTTGCGGGTGATGATGTGGTACGGTACGCCGCGGGCGTCGAGCAGCTGCTTATAGCGCCCGATCCACTCGCACGTCTCGAACACGTCACGCCCGACCGCCATGCCGTAAGATTCGATGATCTCAATCGCGGCAACGGTAAACGCGCCGACGGACACAATGCCGGAGACGAGCGTGTTCTCGTCCTTTCCCCCCTGCACCGGTGCGCGGGTGACAGTATCGACGATGCACCAGCCGGTTTCCCGGTTGCCGGGGTCAAGGGCTAACATGGTCGGCATTCTGCGCACCCCCCTTCATGGCGGCGAGCATTCGCTCCACTTTGTCCAGATCGTCCTTACCGGAGACCGGCGCGCGCTTCTCGCTCTCGGCCTTCACGCCGTCTTTCACAAGCCACTGCCGGATGACGGCGTAGTGGGATTTGTACCGCGCGCCTTTGCTGGTGATGTACAGGGACAGGCGCTCAATATATGTTTCGTAGTCGTTCGGGTAATCTCGCCGGAGCTTTGCCAGCTCGTCATCTGCGAGCATGACGTTGTGCATTTCTCCATAGGGTTTCTTTTCCGGAGGCTTTGCAGCGGCTTTTTGCGCCGGGCGCGCGGCTGGCTTTTCCACTCTGGCCGGTTCTGCGGCAGGTGGCGTCTGCGGGCGCTCGGAGTAAGCCTTGTTTTCCTCCAGGCAGAGCGTTGCAAACTCTTCCTGATAGTTCGTCGGATGGTATCGGTCACTTTTGAGCGTGTTGTGCATGCGCCAGTGCCGGATGACAATGACGCCGGAATCAAAGACGATGATAAAGCACTTTGCAAGGAGCAGCTTCAGATCGTCCGAGGCCGCGCCGACATAGTCCGTGATGCGCTTCGGGTTGTTGATGAACCCGTCGTCATCCGCGCGCATATTCAGGTGAAAATACAGCGCCTGCGCGGAGAGCGGCATATCCAAAAACGAATCGCTGTCGATGAGCGAGCGCGCAAACATTCTCTTTTCTGCCATGGCGCGCCCCGGTTAGAACGGCAGGTCGGATTCGTCGTCCGGCAGTTCCTCAAGCTTTGGCTCATTCGTGAAGTCGTCCGCGACAACTCCGACGCCGCGCACGACGCCGGGATAGGCGGAGGCAAGCTGCCCCACGCTGGCAGAAGAGACCGGGACGGACGCTTTGACAAAGGCGTCCGCACGCAGGCGCTCCTCGCTGCGCTCCTCCCCGTCGCGGGTAGTATAGCTGTGAGTGGAGAGCTGGCCGCAGATGATGACGGCGTCACCCTTTTTGAGCTGCGCGGCATTCATGGCGGCCTCATACCAGACCTCGCAGCTGATCCATTCGGTCTGCTTGCTGCCGTCCGGCTGCACGGTGTCGCGGGCGGGGACAGAAAACTTTGTCAGCGGCGTGTTTTTCGAACCGACGTTGGAAAACTCTGCGTCACGGGAAAGTCTCCCGGCAACGATGCAGTCGCCGGTTCTGGTGCGAATAATCATGGTTATTTACTTCCTTTCTTTGCGGTGCTGCCGAGGTGGACAAACACGCGCTTGTTCATGGTCGTGTTTCGGATGGATAGATTCAGGATTTCGTGACGGTCGGAGCCGTCGTCATTTTTCACGTACTCGATCTTCTCGACCGCGAATTTGTCATAGCACTTGCGGCCGTTGGCAGTGTAGTTTCCTGCCGGGATCCAGATAAACGGTGCAGTGTACAGCTCGCGGCCGATGCCCCAGTTAACGCATGCGCGCTTGAAGCTGTCGGACGCAAGGCCCTTTTCCGCCTCCGTGTTGGACTCCTTGCCGGTGTCTTCCTTGCTGATCCACTGCCCTTTTTTGCTGTCCCAGATGGAGACAACACAGTTGGCGTTATCGCGCCGGTGCTCACGCTGCCAGTCCATCGCACCGACCGCCTCGTCCAGGATGGTCATGTCGCAGCGCGCGTCTTTATAGAGCAAGAGGATAAGGCCGTTATCCTTTACCTGCTGCACGCGGCACTCGATCTCGTCCGCGTGCAGGCATCGGAATTTGTTCATGGTGTTTTCCCCCCTTCCGGATCAAACTCCAGCGGGCAGTTGTACCCGATGGTGCGCGTGTCGAGCAGATACTCGCCGGTGAGGCGGCACTGCTTGCGGCTGTATGTTTCCAGACACGGGCAATAATCACAGGCAATGTGCTCGTCGGCAAAGTAGATGCGCGCCCGGGCGAGGATATAGCGCAGGGTTGCGCGGTCAGTCGTCATGGTTCTGCCCTCCGTTTTCTGGGGCGGCTCTGGCTGTGCTTCTGCCGCAGGACGGCGCGGCCGCGCTTGCTCTCGCGCCACTGCGCGAATGTGATGCGCTTATTGCAGCCGGGGCCGGGCAAGCATCCCCGCCGATGGCCGGTGTCGAGGATGTACAGGCACGCCCTTGCGCCGGGTTCGCCACCACTATTGCTGCTTCCGGAGAGCACCTGATAGTGCGCACAGCTACGGCAATAGCGGCTTTGCGGGATGCCGCCGCGAATGTAGGTGTCACTTACAATGTCCATGCGTCTACCTCCGTGATGCACGCCGTGCATCCGATTACATTCCCCTGCCGGTCTTTATACAGCGTGTCCGCTTCTTCGCCGCACACCGGGCAGATTGGGCAGGTGTAGGCTGGCGGCTCGACCGGCGGTTCAATATTCAACGTGTAGCGAATCATGTTTCCACTTCCAAATCTTTTCTTGGTCACAGCGATCGGGAACTCTTCGATCTCGCTTGCCCATACTGCCGTTCCAGCGCCGTGCACGTCTTCCCAGCACAGCGAGAAGCCTCCGATGCCGTCAAACAGGCTGCCGAGCGTCGCGCCCTCCGGCAGATAGGCCGCCATGCGCCCGAACATCCATCGCCAGAACGGAAGCGCGATGCTGTTGCCGAGCGCCTTGTACCGTGCGCTGTCGGATGTCTTGCGCTTTTTGCCGGTGCTGTCGGTATAGTCGCCGATGTCCGTCCAGCCATCCGGAAATCCCTGAAGCCGTTCACATTCCAGCGGGGTCAGACGCCGCACGACCATGCGATGCATAAGCGTTTCTTCCGCACCGCAGCTCGCGTGCGCTCGCAGTGTGCCATATTGTTCTATATAGGCATTGCATTCTCCGTCAATTCCGATAACCAGATCCGTGCTGTCCTTGTAGTCCCGCTGTTTGCACGCGCTGGCAACGTCAGCCCGGCGGTAATCACCAAAGTCTTGCATCTGATACGTCAGCGGCACTTGATTCCCGCCTGTTCCCATTCGCGCTTGCAGGCTCGGCACGGTCTCTCCGCATTCGCGGATCACATCGCCGGCGTGCGTCATATCCAGCGCCACCGCCATCACCCCATGCCGGTCGCCGGAGGTCAGCGTGGGTGATGGGTCGCCCTCTTTGCCGATGCCAAGACCGTGTCCGCTTCCATCGTGGTTGCGGCGCTCTCTGCCGCCTTGCCAGCGCGTGGCTTTGTCGTTGATGGGTATAGCCGTAAAGATAGCCGGATTGTTCACGCCGCCACCCACGCCGCCTTGCAATGTAGGAGATTTCCCGTTCGTATCAAAAATGCGCTTGCTTTGACAGTCCCAAGCCGTCATACAATCTCCGACTGCCGGATCAAAACTTCCTTCAGCAGTTTCGGCAAGTCCTTCCCCCGCCGCTCCGCTCTCCGCAATATCCCCTGACACGCCCGTGCGCTCAAACAGTATTTCGTGTGCGGTGTCGCCTCCAAAATCTGCGACAAGCGCGATTCTACGACGACGCTGGGGCACTCCCCAGTATTGCGCGTCATGTACTCGCCAAGCCACGCTCCATCGTCCGTCCACGTCCCGATACCCGCCCCAGGTAGGCCAGCCTTTTTCAGGCACTTCAACACTGGGGGCTTCCGGTTCGACGATGCGGATCGTTTCCTCGAGCACGGCCGCGAAGTCTCGGCCTTTGTTGCTGCTGAGCGCTCCCGGGACATTTTCCCATACCATGTATCTTGGGCGAATAAGCTCTCCTGTCCTGCCAAGTTGTTTATCATGTTCCCGCATCTCCTTTATCACTCTAATCTGTTCCATAAACAGGCCGCTTCGCGCGCCTGCGAGTCCGGCACGCTTGCCAGCGATGCTCAAGTCCTGACACGGGCTTCCGCCCGCCACGCACCACACAGGCTCGACCGAAATGCCATCAATTTTCGTAATATCTCCAAGATGAATCATAAATTACTCCACCAACTCCACAAACCGCGCACCGATGACATCGAACTCATCGTTAAGGCCATCAATATTATCGCTATCAACCTTAATCGTCAGGACTCCAGCATCATTGTAGACGCAACCATCATTGACTTTATAGGCTTTGCCGGGCGTGAACATTTTCGCATTAGAATCTACGCAAACGATTGTGCCTTCGTACCGTGTCGCAGTAGGACTCGCGTCAGTAAACGGAATAAATTTTGCACCCAAGACAACCCAGTTTTCATCCATCGTTGATGCCGCAGCATAACAGACCCCGTTGTCGCCAACAACGTACTCGTTGCTAAACTCATATACCTTGCCAATGGTAAAACGCTTAGAAATGGGGCATGACTCATTTTTCTCCACGCACACAGCCTTGCCTTCGAACGGCTTAGACATATCGGAGTGCTCAGTACGCTCATAAGCATCCATATCAACCGGTCGGTCAAACAGTCTATCAAGCGCAATACTCGCACCAACATACTGGTCAAAATCATCTTCTAGATGGCAACTTGCCGTCGCGCGTCTCAAAACTTCATCGCCACGTTTGAGAACCGCTTTTGTTTTTTGGCCTTTGCAAGTAATTACGATCGACGGATATTCCATTTTGCTTTCCAGTACCGACTCCTTGCCATGCACGAGCCGTGCAACGACAGGCGTTTCAGATGTGGCCGCAGAAATACTGCCCGATTCAAGAGATACGATTTTGCTCCATAGGTTGTAGGCATCATCATCGTCATATTTGACACGATAATCAAATTCATCGTTTTGTGGCGGGGTCTTATAAATAGCAGTAATAATTCCACGTGAACCATTCGGATGCTTACCGATATTATCAACCGCAATAACACGATCGCCGACTTTATATTCCATATCGGCATCTCGCTCTGCGTCATAATGCTCAAAACTATCAGCAAAGAAATAATATCCAGGAGCAAAATCGACCTCATATCCGTACTCATAAACATCAAAAAAAACAACAGCAGTAATTTTGCCGACTCTTCCTCTGTACTGAGAATGTAATACTTTCGAACTATCTTTCACGCGCACCTTGTCGCCCAACTTAAATTTCATCAACAACCTCTCTTTCTAATGCCCATGCATCAACCGCTTCCACACACTCTGGACACCCAACGATAACGTTATCCATATCTCGCAAAATCGTGTCCGTCTCAGATCCGCACACGGGACAAACCGGCATACGATATGCACGCGGCTCCAGCGGCGGCTCAAATCCAATATCAATCATGCTAATTCCGCTTTCCCGGACAATCCGGCGTGATTTCCGCCCACCATGCAACATCGTCTACCGCGACATAGCCCCATTCACTATCAGCATCGTAAAACCCAGGACGGCGAATGCCAGCAAATTCATCGTCCACTTTAGACAAATCAGTTGCAAAATCGAGTACTCGATACAGATAGTACGGGGCTTCACAACACAGGTACTCGCCATCCTTTTTCGGCAGCTTGTTTCCCTTATGCCAAACGATATTGGTTTGCTGAGTATGTTTTTTCTCTTTCTTCAAAGCCGTCTTACGTCTCTCAGGATAGAAATCACACTTTGTTTCATCGCCTCCGCAACTGCACGGATCACATTCTCTTGTTCCCCAGCACCTATCCGCTGGATACACGCTCCCATCCTTGCTGGCCTCATGCCAACTTGCACATTTGTTTATCTAAATCACCCCATTGTTCTGCCATCGCCTTTTCGAGTCGCGCCGGGTCAATCTGACCTTTGTGCGGATACATCCTACAAGCACCAGCTACACTCATGTACGTGCAAGGCGGATGAGCAATTATCATATCCCATCGTCCAACTATTTCGTGCTCAACGCCATAACACGTTACGAATTTACAATTACCATTCATCACCCGGCGCACATCCTGAATGGCATATTATTCAGGATGTGCGCCGGAGCACCACTGAAGGTCGCACGAGTACGCCGCCCAACCGACCGCGCGGAACGCCGTACACACTCTCTGGCTCTCTTCACAGGCGACCAGCACTTTCTTACTCATCGCCCACCTCGGTCATAGACTCCGAAGCTTTCTCAGCAAACCGCTTTACAAAAACCGGCCATTCCTCATCCGTAATGACACCCATGCCATATAACCCCATCATTGCATACCCAAGCACGCTCCACAGACTTGCATCCTCGCCCAATGTGTAGCCATTGGCTTTCATGTATTCTTCAAGGCTCTCCATCCATCAGACCCCTTTCGTATACACAGACTCAAAAACATCCTTAGAGCACATCTCGATCTCACCGTTGCCACAGAGAATCAGATAATCACCGCAATCCACACTATAATCATCATCTTCAACTCTTAGGAACGGATTGCGCGGATACCCGCCCAACTCGTCTGAGTCCCAAAACAGCACCCCATCATTGAACGCTTTCGTCACCCACGGCTCACCGGAAAGCACTCCGTTGTACTGAAACGCCTCGACCTGCTTCGCCAGGCCATATCTTTCTCCGTCCTTCAGCTTGTACTTCATTTCTTCATCCTTTCAAATTATGCATTTCGGATAACTTATGCCTTTAAAAAATTTCGGCAGATTTTGCGCTCACCGAAAAATTCATTCGTAAACCGGCACACGGCCTTATGCACACACACGTAGCATTTGTCCTCGCAGTCTACACACCACGGCGTGTCCTTGTAGTGATTGCAATAGTTGCACGACACCTCACCACCATCGTCAGACTCCAACATATCGTCTGATTCGGCAACCGGCTCCGTGTCATCTTCGTCATACGCAGCAGTAATGTCGAGGCCAGACTCTCTATCCCAGCAACGTCTACAACTATTCCTCCAATCATGAGTAGGACGGCAAAGCCCATCTTTTGCGACACCAGACTCATACCCATAATCGCATGGGCATCCGCGGCACCCGCCAGCCCACTTTTCGTCAACCATGTCCGGATGCTCGGCTTGCAACAACTCTCTAAAAGTCAATGCCATTCTCCCCTCAATTCAAATTTTGGTATTATGCATTTTGGATAACTCATATTTTTTAAATAGGGACATCTCGTCTGAGGTGTCCGGCTTTGCGGTTGGCCGATTATGTTTTAGGCATTTCGGTTAACTGCATTATTATAGTACACCATGATTCAGGATTTGTCAAGCGTTATTTTAGGCATTTCGGATAACTTACACGAAAGCAACCGGCAGGCGATATTCAATCGACCTGCCGGAAGATGTGACCACTGCCCCCGCTGCGCACCAACACAAGAGCACCATAAAATCACACGAAAATCATGAAATTCTGTGAACAAACTGTGAAGTCCACAGAAGAGTCAGGGAAATCTCAACGAAAATGCAACGAGAACTAGAAAAACGTAAAAAAAATGAACCGTACAAGAAGAAAAACGTGCAAAATCTGAAAGAAGGTGAAAACAAATGAGAGAGTAAAGAAGTCGCAGAGTGAGTGGCCATTTTTCCGAAAAAAACGCAAAATATGCAATCGGACTACATACTTTTCTGCATAAATATCTCCAAAAGCACCCGCAAAGCATTGATAATCCTAGGTTTTTGAAAAAAGCAAAAATTACTTTTGTTTATAAGGGAGGGAACTATATGACGAAAGTGCCCTCGCTACGCTCGTTCTGCCCTTTCCGCCGCAGGCGCTTTAGTTTGAATTAAGCGAAATTTAAGATAAATGAAACCATAAGTTTGGTTTAGCGCTATTGAATCAGGCGTGGACGCCTGTAATGAAACCATAGTTAGTTCCTTACTAGTAATGTATCTGGATCAGCAAGTTAGTTATTCGAAACAGAGAGACATATCGTGATACAGAGCTTTCTTTTCTTCATCCATAATACCAAGATACCGTAAGGTGGTCTGAGGACTGGAATGTCCAAATAGCATTTGGAGTTGTCCAATGTCTCGGTTTGTCTGAAGTGTCGGGTTGGATGTGTACTCACTCCATCCCCATGTCTTTCTCAATGAATGCGTACCGATGTTTTGCCGTACACCACAAGCTAGTGCAGCTTCTTTCAGAACCTTACGAAGCGTGTCTACCTTAATAGCTCCTCCCTCTCTCGAAGGGAATAAAAAACATTCCATGCTGGGTTGCTTGCCAGCCTTCTGTACATACCACCTGAGTGCAGACAGGCATCCTGAATTTAAAAATATTTTTCTTTTCTTTTTCGTCTTGCTTTGATATACGGTGATGCTGTCTGTTGTGTCTTCAATGTCATCAATATACTTTACGGTTTTGTCTGACCATAAAACATCAGACCATCTTAGTTTCAGCAATTCATTCGCTCTAAGGCCAGTATTTACTGCAATCGCAAATGCTAAGTAATACTTGGGATCTTTGTTCGCCTTTAACCATAAAGCTATCGCTTGAAGTTGGTCTTTGTCCTTTACAGGGTATACGGTTTGCTCCTTTCCTACGTTGTTGTTCCTTGGTTTCGATGTCGGATTCTGCAACATTTGTGTAAGGTCTATAATCTTACATTCATGATTCTGAGCAACTGATCTTGAGGAACCAATCGTACCCGTAGAAATCACTTCAAAGTCCGTATCGAAGATGGAATACTGGTATCTAGCATTATCCAAAATGTCGTAACCTCCCATTATGCCGTACAACAAAAGTCTTTGATTTCATGCTCTTATTATATCAGGAATTGGTCAAAAAGTCAAACTGATTTTATGCATTTCGGATAACTTCTTTTGTAACCGTACACAATAATCCGAAGTCAGCAGCAACCATCCAACTATAGACTTCCCATCCGGTTAAGGTTTTTTATTTTTTCTTCTGTTTCCCATATCGTACCTAGTTCCGTGATGTTAGCTGCGGAGGTAGTAGTCGCCATGCTACAACAAATTGGTTTTACGGTCATTTTTACATCTTCTCATTTTTCAGGTTCTTCAAAATTCTCAAATTATTCATGTGTTGGAACGAAATTGAGATTGAGTCTCATATTCGGTTAGCTAGATTGAGACTATAAGGCCAAAAGAGTGAGAGGTTTGCTGAGGTGAAAATGGGAAAGCAAGAGGTGTGGATGAATGTACTAGACATTTGTCACAAAATCGCTATGAAGCTAAAAATGTCAGATATCCCCCCATTAGCCGGATAGCGCATAAAATTCAGGTGTTAATACTGCAATCCATGAAAAAGCAGAATTGAAACACGGGTATATCTTGCTATAAAAACGATCTTTATATCCTTCCGGAGACTTTGAGAAATCAAGAAATTTTTATGTTCTCATTTTTTAATGACTTTTAGAGACGATTTTTCTTTAAGTCTTAAAAAGAATTTTAATAATCATTCCTATTTTGCTTTTTCGCTATCTTCACATCTTGTTTTATAATGAGAATGATTCTCATTTTTGAAAAATAGAAAGTAAAGATTTATGTCATAATATAGGATTGGATAGACTACGGCAGGCCGGAAGCATGAAGGGCTTTGAGTATGTACGGATTTAGGCCGTTTCTTTTTGCTTTATGGTATCTTCGTTTCCGTTGGTGCTTCCTGCTCCGTTGCTTGTTCCGCTTCTCTTTGTCTAACCGTGTTTATTTGTCCTCTATGCTGTTTTGCGCTTGTAGCAGTGTTAACTATAGCTATAGGCATTATAAACGCTTATATGCTCGTTCTTTGCTTGTATATGTGTATCTATATAGTATGTGTTGCTGTCCCATGCCTATCATGTGCAGGAGATCAGGCCGTGACGGTGCGCAAGCTGTCGTTGTGCTTGTGCTTGTACGGTTTGTGCATTCGGTTTATAGACGTAGAGACAGAAAATTTTAACCTGTAAGCGGTTTTGTGGTTTAGCCGGTATAGTTTGATGGTCAGCGCGCAAAAACGATTTGAGCGTCAAATAATGCTTGTATTTGATTGCTCTATCCGTTATAACTGCTTTGGCTTGTGCTTGTGCTGATCGTGTTAGTGGGCATTTTGATTAACTGTATTTTGTGCAAGGTGCTGATAATGCTTTCATGGGCTTGACGTGCTTCCGGTGTGGTGCTATGCTAATTGCAGTTATCTGAAATGCATAATGTAACTTTCTGGTTTGGCGTGTCCGGCCTTGCATAGTGTATACGGCTTCAGGCACAAAAAAAGCACGGCCTTCGGCCGTGCCTGTTGTGAAGCTGTCGTTATTGCTTTGCGTTCTGCTGCTGATCGTCTGGTATATATGCGATGATATCGCCGGGCTGACATTGTAGCAAGCTGCAAAGTGTATCAAGATTTGACCATGATATGCCTTCTTTATGTCTAAACTTCTGTAACGTTGATTCACTTAATATTTTTTCTTTTTTAATCCTGTATGTTGTATATCCATTATTTTTTAATGCTGCGAGTATGTCCAATTTATACACAAGCATTTGTTAATCCTCCTGCGAGTGTTTAACTATAGCGCATATATGCTCGAAAATAAATGTACAATATAGATAACAATATACTTGAATTTTCGTGTATATTGTCAATTGTATATACTAGAATATTCGTGTACAATAGTACACGTAAGCAAGAGATAACAAGCCCCATTCAAAAGCCTTGTATCTCAATTCTTACAGTCTCCAATCAATTCGACGCGCACGCGACGCGCGACGAAAAGAAGGGAGGTGCGCTTATGTATTCCGATTATGGATTCATCCTAGAGGGGATCGAATACGCGACAGAATCAGAAGCGCGTGAAGCGCTTGCAGAAATGCAAGCATAAATACATAGCGCTATCAGTATAGCGCCCGCTCTGTACTTTGTCAAGTGAATGTTGTGCCTGCGGGAAATCCTAACCAGGGAAACGCGCGACGAAGCAAAGCGAGCGCGTCAAGGTGAAGAGAGTACCACAGGACACAAACTGCACATGGGATTTAAGATAACATGGAAGGAGAATGTGACATGACGAATACACGATTCAATAAACTATGGGAGCGCTGCGAACGGAACGGGATGGTTATTTTTGCCGAACACGGCGAACAGTACACGCTTTCTGTGCATCGTTACATGACGGGGAATGAATACGTCTTGGAAAAGCATAATGGTCATCACCTGTCAACTGTTATGGTGCATTGGAGCAAAGCGCAGTTCGAGCGTTTGCTTGCTTTTTAAGCCGAAACGGTCTAATGACCGCCTGTCGGGGATAGTCTCCCGGCACTGAGGATGGCAGACAAGATAAAAAAAACCGGCAGGCGCGCCGCGCCTGCCGGACTAGAAATGCGCACGATAGGCTCCGGCCGGAAGGGATATTACATAATGGAACGATACGATTATCACGAAGCTGTTTACGATGATGTTTGTGCTTATATCCGCGAAAATATCGATTTTGCGGATTATGACACGGTCGAAGATCTCGCCGATCATCTTAACGATGAGTTATGGACTTGCGATAGCGTGACAGGAAACGCCTCCGGAAGCTACACGTTTAACGCATGGCAGGCGGAGGAAAATGTTTGTCATAATCTCGATTTGCTGGGAGAAGCGCTTACAGAATTCGGGTGTGAACCGTCTTATCTCGCCGAAAACGGCGCGGAGGCGTGCGATGTGACAATCCGCTGCTATCTGCTTTCAAGCTGCATTTCTGAAGCGCTCGAAGATATGGAGGATGAATTCGACGCGGCGCACGGAGGCGAAAATGGCGAAAATAAATGAAGTCGTTCGCGGTCTGCTGCGCTACGGCCACTATATCACAGATGAAACTTTTGACGCGGACGGGCATTCCGTCCGCGTCCGCCTGATCGATTGTAACGGCGCTATCTGGTATGTGTCCATGCTAGACGGCGCTGTCGTTACGGTTGCGCAGGTATAACGGACATAACCGGCAGGCGCGCCGCGCCTGCCGGACACGGAAACGGAGGGACAAATAGATGAACACTAAAAGAAATAACGTGCTTGCATGGATCGCGCAAAAGGTTTTCGGCCTGCTTTTGATTGCGGCCGCTGTTGCCTGTTTCGTGTTGGTAGCAGACGGCGAAACATTGCAAGAGCGTGACGGAGGAGGCGCGCTTATCCTTTTTGGAATTGGCCTGTATTTACTGTTTACGCGTAAACAGATTAGCTTGTAACGGATATAACCGGCGCGCTTTCAGCGCGCCGGACAGATGAACGGAGTGCGTGCAATGAATTACATCGAATCAATTTATAAATATTGTAAGATGGCAGATATTCTTGAACAGGCGCGAGATTTTGTGCAATCCGATTATGATTCATTGAAAATTTTTTCTGATGAAGATACGCGCAACGGATACACGGACACAATTTATTTTCTTGAAATCGCGCGCGAGAAAGTGCTTGAAATGGCTGAAAAATGGGTTGGTAAAGATAAATAAATAAGCGGAGGGACATAAAATGAAATACACGGATATTGAAATTGGAATGAAGGTTATTGTCCGGCCGATTAACTTTGCGAAACACGAACAGGAAATGACGCATATTTACTATAACAAAATTGGAACTGTAATTGATATCGGAGAAAATCCGTATCTTGAACAGGTTTGCGTTTCTATGGATGATTTTCCCGCGTGCAATGGACGAGAATACAAGAACAGATTTTGGTACACTGCCGAAGAACTGAATAAAACGGAGGATTAAACAATGACTAGAGAATACAAAACAATCGGTGAATGTACGCGTCTTTGGGTGGATGGATTTGATGCAATCGACAGCGGAATGATTGAAAAATTGATGGAATTTGAAATGGATGATTGGGAAGAAGTTACGCTTCCTTCCCTGTCGGATCGCGTCTATGTGCACAATATGCCTGTTGGCATTGAAACGGATGAAAGATATGGCGAGATTGTCGGCATTGAAACGGATGAAGGCGAACAGGATAATGTTACATATGACATTGAATTAGATGACGGAACACGCGTGACTGTTAGCGATGATTGCTTTGAAGTTGACCACGATAGCCTTTTGCCGATGTGGTCAACAATGTGGCAGTTTCACGATCCATGCGACACATATTGGATTGAAGAACAGAATGGTATTGAAGCCCTTTCGCAGTGTGGATTCCGCGTTTACTATTCGGAACAGTTTGGTTATTTCTTTGGTATTGACGGCTGCGGATATGATTTTTATCTTGCTCACTTCATTCCCCTGTATAAGGCACGCGGCCTGAAGTGGCACGACGTAGAGGATTAAATAAGGAGGTAAGTGTATGAAAACATATTTCTATGATTGCTATGATGAAAACTTTAAACCTATAACACAAGTTTTTTGTAAGGACACAAAAGAACTACTTGAAAAAGTACCAAATGTAAAATATCTATTGTGTGTAGACTGGATGAACGGAAGATGTTTTAAGGAAGTATCGGCAAATGGTGTTGGTGCTGAAGTAAAGAATAAAGAGTGATTTTATAGGAGGATTTGAATATGAAAACTTGGAAGATTCCAGTCGCATGGACAATGATGGGTGTTATTAACGTAAGTGCGGAAACGCTTGATGAAGCAATCGAAATTGCAAAGGATGATGCAGGTGTCATTCCTATTCCTGACAATGGAACATTTCTTGACGGATCGTGGGAAGTAGATTGTTCAGATTCGGCCTACATTCGTGAATGGTATAACGACAATAGACAGGATGAAACAGCGGCGGAGGAATAAACGATGGGTATTACACTAATGGAGGCGCTTGAAAAGGCAGGTTATCCACGCGAACAGATGTTCAATCATAATTCTGATCTGTATGTATTCGTTACGCCGGTTACGACGCGCGTTATCAATGATTGGTGTGTTGCTGAAGGTATTAGCAAAGAAGTGTTTCTTAAGACATTCAAAGACAATATCACAGGAAGGCCAATGTACAGCATTGCATTTCAGTATATTCCGTATTGGGAAGAAAGGGCGAAACATGAACGGCCTGAATTTGGATGAAATCGCCGTGTTGCTGGAACGGCATGGGATAACTTGTGTTGTAAGAAACGAAAATGGAGCGGAATCCTCCGCTGCCGAACAGGAATAATGAACAGGAGGAACAGAGTGAATACATATTATTCATATATGGCCGAACAAATTGCAAATGAAATTAAAAATGTTGATGATCCTTTGATTCTGAATTTGTACTTGCGTGTTATCGTTTTACAAAGATGCAGAATCGGCGGCGCGCCGAATAATACCTGCAAAGGCTGTCTATATGGAAACGTAGCAGATAATTGCAGGACGCTTTATAGAATTGGCAAGGATGAAGTGAATGATTCCACATTCGATGAAATTTAAGGAGGATAAACAAAAATGACCAATCCGAAACTGCAAGCTTTTATTGATAAACATATGCTTCCCGGTTTTTATATTGATGTGACGGGATGCTACAGTATCGTAATCTACAAATATCTTATCTCTGTATTCCTGAACAGTGATACGGATGAATTGGAAGTTACGATGGACACGATCAGCGATAGAGGATTTTTTGACCAGAATATTGAATGGGAAACACCTGCGTCGGATGAGGAAATTGTTGCCACTATCAAGCGCTTTATGCTGCGCGCCGCAAGAGATTAAGGAGGATATACATATGTATTTTATCAATGAAAAGGCTATGGCAATGTCAAGAGACGGAAAGTCTGTGTCGTTTGAAAACGGCCTGCCTACTTTATATCAGGTTCAGAAAACAAATCCGAATAGGAAAATCGTTATTTGGAACGATGAGCATAAAAATATCCATGTCGAAACATTATTCAGTAATACGGACGATATTATTATTGCTATCAAGAGATTTGAAAAAGGCCAAAAATATTATTAAATATTTGGATTGGCGTGAAAATACTTTCGATAAAATTTAAGGAGGATATACATAATGACTGAAATGAATAATACCTGCTGCGCGCTGATGAAGCCTCTTTTCTATAATGGAATGTTTAACCGTGACGGACGCAGGATGCGCGCCGTCTTTGATCGCGAAGTATCGAACGGCGAAAAAACTTTCCGTCTCTATCGGAAAGACGGAAAACCAGACGTTGAATATCCGCGAACGGAAACGGATAAATACCTGCTGTATGTGGAACAGAACGGTTATCTGGTTTCACTGCAATGCACGGAGTATCAAATGGTAAGTGATTGCGGATTCAAGGCGGCGACGGATAAACTATACGGCGGAATGGCAGGCCGTAGCAAGTATCTCGACGGCCTGCCAGCAGACAATAGCGAGAACGGAGGCATTTATGGAGAAGCTGCGAACAGCGCTGTTAATCATGCAATCGCGCGCGAGGACGAAATGGTGGAGCGTATTGGTCACGAGCCAGCGCGATGGGTCGATCGCATTCAGAAGATTTTGGATGTGCACACTGATTGTTATCTGAAAAGCAAGAACACGAACGGACAGTGTTTTCCGGATTTTCGCGGCGCTTGTGTCATGGATGAATTGGATGAATGTGTCCGTCTGTCCGAAATTTATAAGCGGACGCAGGAAGAAAAGCGCGCTGCAATGAGAGCAGAACAGGAAGCAGAAGAGCGCCGGATGCGTGAAGAGACAAACCAGAAAGCAGAACAGGCCGTGTATCAGGCAATCCAGATTATCAAAAACGGCGGAAAGCTGTCAAACGATGCAGTAACGTTCTATAAGCCGAACGGAGACTGCGCGGAAACGTCCATCGTGCTCATGCTCATGCGTCGTTATGGTGTCAACGTTCCGATTCGGACGCAAGGATGGATCAACGAAAAGCTTGTGTCTGTTACCATCGTGAACGAGCGCTGCGATAGTCTGTCATATAGAAGATACAAGAACGCTGCTGTATCGCAGAAATTTTTCGATTGCATGAACGATCTTGTTAGACGCGTCAATAAAACGGAGGAATAAACTATGAGAATTAAAGCGAATGATATTGGCCTGTTGTATCAAGTCCTTGGGTGTTTGATACGGAGCGGAGATAAGGCCGAAGCGGCGGCGCTCAATGCTTTGCTTGAGCGCCTAGAGGATGAACAACGTGCAGAACGAGAAAAGAATCACCGTAGAGCAGAACAGAAAAAGTAAATATAATAAGGAGTGATTGAATGCTGATTTTTCTCTACATCATTTATGTGGTCGTTTCCCTTCTGCGTGAAAGCTATTTGGAATTTGTTGCTGCGGAATACTACTGTGACAAATGCAGATGGGTAGCGGAAAGTAAGCGGAACGGAACGTACAAGCCGGATGGGCTTTGGTAAGCAAAACAGAACAGAACACTGAACAGAATTGGAGGATACATAGGAATGAACATGAATCCGAAAATCGGAGAGATTTATTGGATTAGATTTGACGGCGAGGGCAGCGCACAGCGCGGCCTTCGCCCAGGAGTGATTTTTTCAAACAACAAGGGCAACAATTATGGGTCAACGATTATTGCCTTGCCAGTCACGTCGAAAGTCAAGAACAGATATCTGCCGACAAATGTGCCGATTAAAGCGACGGCCTCCGGCCTGCGTCAGGATAGCGTTGTGATTTGTAACAGCCCGGAGACAGTACCAAAGGATAATATCGGTTCGTATATCTCTACTCTGTCTGCGGATGACATGGCGCGGATCACGGCCGGAAACATGATTGCAACAGGAGCGGCGATGTTTTTGGATGTTGGATTTTTTGAGTCTCTGCGTAGACAGACGGAGAAGCTGAACAGCGTGTGTTAATTAGCAGGAAGGATGAACAGAAAATGACCAAAAAACAGATCGCCGCGCTCAAGCGGATTGCAAAACGAAACAGAAAAGGTTCGGTCGAATATGCCAGAACAGATATAGAGGGACACACGTCGTTTCTTGTTACGGATGGTTGCGTTGTTGTCCAGTACGACACATCCATTGTGGATGGAGAAGAAATCCAGAACAGCGATGTTCCATTTGATGCCGGATTCGATATCATTCAGGAAATGAGTATCGTTTCGGATTCGGTCAGCGGATACCTTGTCTCCGATATACCGGAGCTAATGACGGCTATTCCCGAATGGTTGCGGGAGCATTGCTATTACAGACGCCCGTCGGATGTTACCCCGGTTATTGATTTGAAAGCATATAACGGTGAATTTGGAAGCGTCAGCGGACTATTTAACGTAAAGTTTGTAAAAGATGCCATTGAGGCAGTCGGAAAGAATGCGCGTTGTTGGCTTGTGAAATCGGATGAGCACCCGTGCAAATTCCCCTTCCTGTTTGTCGCACCGGAGAAAACCATGTGGACGAACAGCGGAATTCGCGCAGTCGTGTTGCCGATCGCGCGATAAATTCGGACTTGTAAAAATCAAGGATATACATTATTATACTATACAGATGTTTAAATAAAAGGAGAACATATTATGACGATGGATGAATACATTGAGAGGAAGAAACTTGAGGAAGCATTTGATAATGCTGACCCTGACGTCTGTGAAAGCGATCTAGACGGGCACAGCGATTGGGGGTTCGGAAGGGAAAATGTCCGAGATGTGATTAGAGGCGTTCCTGCCGCCGACGTTGCGCCGGTAGTACATGGACGATGGGCGCATCTTGGTGGAGACGAGTGGTGCTGCTCTGCGTGCGGCTTTGTCATCACTACTGAGGGTAGTTGGGATAAGCCTACTAAAAAATATTGTGAGGACTGCGGCGCGAGGATGGACGGTGATAGCGATGAGCTTGATTGATGCGGATCGGTTGTCCAAAGCCATATATGAGAATGTCTCCGCTGTATGTAAATGCCAAAATGAATAATTGCAATGGAAAAATTCCAGTAAGATTGATTAAAACATACAACATTCAGCTTTTGGACGAAAATACGCTTGTCATAGAGACAGGCGTCTCCGCAAAAGATATACTCTTGATTGAAGAATACAAAAAGGAAATCATGGATGCACTCAAAGCACGTCAAAAAGCTGAACAGGCATCTGCTTCGGAATTTCAGGACAAAATTGATGCTATTCCAGGCTTGAAAGAGGTCGAATCAGTGCTAGAAGATGTGGCTACATGGTCGTATATAAGGAGGGACAAAACACCTCCTGAGTACGATTTGCAATCAATGCAGGTGAAATATCCGAGAGCGTTTGCCTATCTGAAATCCAGAGAATATGAACGGTCGGCGAATCGGATGAAAGCGCAAGCCGGACGCGACGCTGTTGTAAAAATCGTGAATGGCGAGGACTATCAGGCCGTGATTGCTGAAATGGAAGAATTGGTTGCAGAGCATATTTTCTCGTCAATCGTCCCTACGGCAAAAGCCGGTGGCTTGTGAGAAATCATAAGCCCTGATTGACTACCCTAAGCATTACGAATGCTACGTTACTCAAGAATATATAGGCACCGGTTGGCGTAAAAATGTCAAAGGCGGTGAGATATGATGGAATACTGTCAAAAATTCAGAATATATCCAACTGCGTCACAAAGTCAGCAGATTCAGAAGACATTTGGTTGTTGCCGGTTCGTTTGGAACTACTATCTTGCAAAAAGGAAAGAGTTATACGAAACTGACGGTCAAACACTGAATTGCAATAAATGTTCTGCTGATATGACGCAGTTAAAGAAATCGTTGGAATGGCTTCGTGAAGTGGATGTAACTGCATTAAGAAACTCTCTTAGAGACTTAGACGCGGCTTACCAGAATTTCTTCCGTAGAGTGAAAAGCGGAGAAGGAACTGGATTCCCAAAGTTTAAGAGCAAACACAATCACCGTTGCAAGAGCGCACGAACACGTAGCAAATCAGAGACAGGACACGATGCAAAAATTGTCTACTCAGCTCATCCGAGAGAATGACGTGATTTGTATCGAAGATTTAGCACCTAAGAATATGGTGCGAAATCACCACTTAGCAAAGGCCATTTCAGATGCAGGATGGGGTGAGTTTCGTGTGCAGTTGCAGTACAAAGCGGATTGGTATGGAAAGAAAGTTGTGGCTATCGACCGCTTCTATCCGTCTAGTCAACTTTGTTCCTGCTGCGGAACGCAGTGGGTAGGAACAAAAGACTTGTCCGTGAGAAACTGGGTTTGTCCTGTCTGCGGCGCACGTCACGATAGAGACGTGAACGCCGCACAGAATATCTTGAATGAAGGATTGCGCCTGCTGGCGTAACCATATAGTAGGGCTGGACACGCCCGAATTTACGCTCGTGGAGATCATGCAAGACCTAGTAATAGGCAATGGTCGTTGAAGCGAGAATCCCCTGAATTTAGTCATTGGGAGTGTCAAAAAGGGATAATATTTCGGTAACAGAACAATGCATAATAAAAACGCCGTGGAATGATCCACGGCGTTTCTTCATTCAAGTTGATTCGATATTTCTGCAAGGTCTTTTTGATGCCGATAAATCCATGTTGCGATATGTGATAAGCAGCGGATTTCAATTCCGCAGCTCTTGCCGGATAAATCTAGGGAATATATCACGTCTGCTATCCCCTTTTCTTCCTCTACAAGTTCCGCTAGCCGCGTCACTTGGTCGTATGTCAAATTTCCCATGCTTCTCCCCTACTAAATGATCCACAAATCCTCCACTATCGTATTCAGCGCCCTTGCGATTCTAATTGCCGTATCGACTTTTGGGATGTGCACCCCAGTCTCAATCATGCTGAGCGTTGAGCGAGCTATACCGGCCTCATAGGCAAGCACCTCCTGTTTTATTTGCTTATCTACACGGGCTTCTTTTACTCTGCTATACAAATAATACCCTCTTTTCATGTTCCAGTAAATAGGATGTCACTATGATGACATTTTTCTTCGTTTGAAAGGATTTCATTTGTAGGATTTCCGTGAAGTAAGCAAAAATACGTAGAAAAAATCCCCACACGAAATGTGTAGGGATTTAAAAATATGAATGTGACTATGATGCCTGTTTATCTAAAACGACGGATACTTGTTCCGGATGCGCCACGCACGAGAAGGCCAAGCGTTATTTGTCAGAAACTCTATGTTTATATAGAGCATTTTGCGTCAATTTCGGCTTTTGAGTGCTCGCCGGTCAACTTATACCACCAATTTGCAAGCCGATACAGAGCTAAAAATATACGTATTATTACTGAGTTCAAGATTATGCAAAAATAGTCGCCAAATTAAACGGATTATGTTTGTGCATAATTTCTGCTTGATTTTTTATTTTGAAAATGATAGTATTAAATTGAAGAAAGCGATTGCGGATTATTCTTCAGATGCGTCATCTTTATCTTGGAACGCTTCGTCGAATCCGGCCTTTAGGATGCGCATCATTCTGTCTTTGTCCGCGTCAGTCATGCGAGACATGGCTTTTTCGAGTGACAGCAGCATATTGTCCTTAAAAACGTTCTTCTCCACGTCCGTAAGGCCGAGCAGGTAGTCCGTAGACACATCAAAGTAGGATGCAACGGCCGCTACCTTCTCTGCTGTCGGCGAGGACTTGCGCCATTTGCCGATTGCTCCATTGCTCAGATTTAGACGCTTTTCTAATTCCGAGATAGCAATTCCATTGTTTTGACATAGCGCTTGCACGCGATCAAAAATGTTTTTCTTCATTAAAACACACCGTTTTAGAAATTTCTCTAATTTTATATTGACATAACATAGTGGACGTGATATATTATGACAATGTTAGAAAATTTTCTATACCATTGTCCACACAAACACAATAGAATATTTTCATATCTTAGGTAAATATACCGCTAAGAATGGCGATTGTCAATATATATTTTACTACGGAGGGGATTTGGGTAATGAAAATTAGAAAAATGTTCGCTAAAAAAAATGAATACGTCACAAAAACTGGTGACGTGGATGTGCCATTTGGGAATTATGAGTCGCGGTCTACGAATAGCACCTCCCCTATCGTAAAATATAACGGAGGAGTATGGGATGAGCTTCTGTCGTTTATTTGCGAAGAGATTGCAAGTGATATGGGGAACGACCTTACAGACGATGAGATGTTGGAAGTCAAGCGTTGTGTACACGATACGGCAGATATAGCTATTAGTATGGATATGAAGCATATGCGGCTTTTCTCTGATGTTGATGAGGCGACTGGTAAATACACCACGTATCATGCCGGTCTTATAGTGCTTTACGATCTGGCCTCGTATGGATATAGCGACAACTTTTCATGTGTGTTGCTTTTGGATGAGGCTGAACTGAGGCATTTCGTTGAAAAGTTCTTCATCCATGCGGAGGAACAGGCCGGAATGGATTACGAGGCGTTTGAGGCGCACAAAAAAATTGCGTACTCATTGCTCGGATAAGCTCAAGCAAAATTGTGCATTTTGGATTTTTCCTCTTGACTAGAATTTTAGGTAGTGCTATAATCGAGACAATCAAAACATGGCAACATCAATAGGAGGACAGGCGTCATGAGTGAAAATGCGCTGCGTGATGCATTTGTTGAATGTGCAGAAAATAATGCATTTCAGATAGAGCTACCAACAAGTCGCGTCAAAATTTTGATGGGCAAACTGGATGCAAATTTTGAGAATATGCATACGGAAGAAGACTGCATTAAAGTATGTCAGTCATTCTACTCAAGGAATATAAAAGTTTTTTGCCGTTACAAGAATGTGATTCTGAAATACATCGAATTTGCGATCAGTCGTGGAGAAATGACGAATGCGCAACTAAAATTGCTGGATAATGTAAAATACAAGGATGTTCCAGTCCCAGATGGTAATAACGAAACTTATTTTCCGGATTTCGATACGCTAAGGGCGGCTGTTGAAGAAACGTTTCTTTCGTCTGATGCTGCTGATAGGAATGTGTATCTTCCTTCTGTTGCAGCAATTTATCTTGCATGGTGCGGTGTCACAATTGACCAGATGTGCGAAATTAGGAAATCTGATGTGTCATTCCTTTCTGTTATTATAGATGGCAAGGCAGTCCAACTTAACAGAGCTGTAATGCGCGCGATTGAGGCATATATTGATAGTGTGGGCTACGGCACTATATATGCGTCTGTATCCCAATACAAAAAGTCCGAATACCTTTTCCGTACTAGGCAAAAGGCGAAACTTGACAGATCTGATATCAAGAATATGTTCACGCGCTTCAATGCTTTGAACCAACGCAAGTATGGATTGACTTACAAGAAGATATATATGTCTGGCGCGTTTCGTAGAGCATATGAGTATGAGCAACAGCATGGCACAATTAACTTCTTAAAAATGCCAATTGAAAAACTTATTTGTATTTTGGGTATCAATATTAACGAAAGCGCTGAGTCACGATGCGTGTTGCAGGCATCATTCCGCGCATTTAAGGAGCTGGCGGCAACGGCTAAATAATCAAATTGGGGCTGGTAGCATCCAGCCCCATAACAAAACGCACAAGTTATCCGAAATGCATATTTTTTGTTGACACAGGCCGAGACATGGTGTAATATAAGTATGCAGTTAACCGAAATGCCTTTTCGCTAAGTGGTATTTCCTCATTTGGGCGGGCTGTCCAGAATATTGGACAGCCCATTTTCAAAAGAACAAGTTATCCAAAATGCATAACACAGGCAAGCGAATCTTGTCGGCGTGGTGGAATGGAAGACACAATGGACTTAAAATCCATCGGGAAACCATGCGGGTTCAAGTCCCGTCGCCGATACCAATTTAACCGAAACATGATATAGAGGAGGAAATAACATGAGCGAAATCACAGTAACGACGCAACAACAACTTGACAATCTTCCACGTGACTACCACGGAAGAATCTACATCAAATTCGGTACGCCGTATGATAAGGCTATCGTAAGGCGGAAATATGATTTTGCTTCCGTCGAGGCATGGGGGAACAGCTCCGTCATGGCGCGGGGGAACAGCTCCGTCGTGGCATGGGATAACAGCTCCGTCGTGGCATT